GGATGCATTAATTGCTGAAGCTCAAAAATTAGGTCAAGACACTACAGCATTAGAACAAGCTAAAGCAGATAAAATAAATGAAATTGAAAAATCTCAAGCTGAAATATCTATACAAATAGCTAAAGATAAAAAAGATGCTCAAATAGGTGAAATATTTCAGACTGTTGATGCTGTACAAGGTGCATTAGGTGGTTTATTTGAAGATTCTAAAGGTATAGCTATTGCTAACGTTATTATAGACGCGGCACAAGCTGCTATTGGTATATTTAAACAATCAACTAAATTACCTCCAGGTATAGGTCAAATATTTCAAGGTATACAATTAGCTGCATTAACAGCAACAACTGTAGCCTCAATTAATAAAATTAAAAGTGCAAGTCCATCAAATGGTGGTGGTGGTAGTTTTAATGCTCCTGCGCCTCCATCAATAGGAGGATTTGGTACTCCAACACTTGTACCACAATCACCTATACCAACACCAGGTAATCAAATAACAATACCACAAGCAGGCGAAACAGGAGGTAATCAGTTGCCTATTAAAACATATGTATTAGCAGGTGACGTGACAAACGCACAAGCTGCTGAAGCAAAACTTAATCAAAGAAGAACATTCTAATGAAAATAGTAGAACTAAAAATAGACGATTCAACCTTCTCAGGTATCGATGCAGTAGCATTAGTAGAATCACCAGCAATTGAACAAGATTTTATTGCATTCAACAAAGTTAATATGGCAGACATGACATATAATGATTATCCACAAGCAGCAATCGATGCAGCTAAACGTGGTGTTGAATTAAATGAAAAAAATAACATGAAATGCGCTACTCAAGTAGGCAAAGTAAGAGCACAACAGTTAATTAATGGTGAAAATTTATCATTAGATACTATTCAACGTATGCGTTCATTTTTAATCCGTCAAAAGGGTAATTATGAATTAGCTACTAAACGTAAAGATTATAATGCATGTGGATATATTTCATACTTGTTATGGGGTGGTGAAGCAGCATTACCATGGGCTGAAAAGAAATTACGTCAGTCAGGAATGAAATTTGAATTCGAAACTATTAATAACGAAGGTTTATTAGAAGGTAATGATGTTTATTTAATATCATGTTCAAATGGTAAAATAGATAAATCAGCTCCTGCAGCCGAGTTATATACATCGCCTTTATTCGCTAAAAGCTTAAGTTACTCGCGTAAAAACGCAGAAGACGATTACATTAATATCCTGTCCGCAAAATACCATTTAGTGGCTTTAAATCAGGTTATAGCGCCTTACGATTTAACATTAAAAAATTTCTCACGTCAAGATAAAAAGGACTGGGCTAATAAAGTATACTCACAAATCTTAGATAAATACGATCTACAATATGATAGATTCATGTTTTTAGCTGGTGCTGATTATACTGACGAGTTAATGTCTAAATTCAAATACAAAACAGATGTATTAGAAGGTATGCGTATTGGTGAACGTATGGAATATTTAGATAAATTCTATATTGTAACTAATAACGACGCATATGCTACTAAACATAATTTTGCATTAGTAAATCCAGAAGCAACTATATTAGAAGAACTAATATCATTAGAATTAGCTGAACCGACATTAGACGATGCGTGTTTACCTGGTTATAAAGCTATTGGTCTTAAAATGAAAAACGGACGTAAAGTACCTAATTGTGTACCTGAAGAAAAATTTGAAATTAATGTTAACGCATTACCTAATTTTATCAATGAAGCATCATCAGGTAAGAAACATAATTTTGCTGCTGAATTACAAGAAAAACAAATGTTAGTTGGTCCATTAATGACGCCAAGTAAATTAATAACACGTTTAGATGAAAACGGTGAAGAATATCAAGTATTTTTTACTGCTGAAACGATTGAAAAAATTGCATATAAAATGATGCAAGATAAATTAGTTGATAAAGTTAATATCGAACATGATATGACTGATTCAGTTGATGATGTTTACTTAGTTGAGACATGGATTGTTAAAGATCCAGAACATGATAAAGCAACGTTATATGGTTTTTCACCTGTATTAGGTGAATGGTATGGTATCTACAAAGTAGGTAATGGTCGTGTATGGAACGAATATGTTAAAACAGGTAAAGTCAAAGGATTCTCAGTCGAGGGTTTCTTCTATAATAACTTACTAACTATAAAATAATATGCCTATCCCAAATAGACGCAAAGGTATACCTAAAGATGAATTTCTAGGTAAGTGTATCGCCAAACTCAAAGGCGAATACCCGCTAAAACAAGCGGCAGCCATATGCTACAGTCAAATGGCAAAAGAGAGAACAAACAGTCAATATGTATTATCAATTAAAAAACCCTAAATTACTATGAACAAAGATCAATTAAAAGAATTGGTTAAGCAACATTTTAACTTAGTTGACTATCCTGCAGCTGTTACTGAAAAAACCGAAGAAAAATTCGGTGAATTATATGATGAGAACAAAGCGTTCAAAATTGTATTTCCAGGTGACACGTTAAAGGTAGGTGATGAAGTAAAAGTTGTTACAACTGATGGTCAAGAGTCACTTGCACCAGACGGTTACCACAAGCTTGAAGACGGAACTACAATCAAAACTGAAGGTTCTTCAGTAGTTGAAATTGAGTCTGCTGAAGGAAACAAAGAAGAAGAAATGGCTGAAAATCCAGGATTAGCTGCTAAAAATGAAGAAGCAATCGCTTCAGAAAAAGTAGGATTCGCTGGCCCTAGAGCTGACATTTCTAACGTTGAAGGTACTACAGCACAAAATGCTACTACTGATGTAAACGGTGCATTAAAAGCAATGGGTGAAACCGTAGCTGAAATGCAAAATCAAGTAACTGGTTTAGTTACAGCAATGGGTGAGATGAAAGCTAAATTTGAAGGCTTAGCATCAGAACCTGCTGCATCTAAAACAATGGCTTCAGCTGGTAAAACGAAAATGGAATCATTTTCAACAGCAACTAACGACACAGCAATTAAAATGGCTCGTGAGTTAATGAAAAACAAAAATAAATAATTTTTAACTTAAAAAACAAATTAAAAGACTATGTCATTAAACGTCGGCGCATTAGCGGATTTCAACAACCAGATAGCTGGTGAGTTGATCATTAAGATGGTTTACGCTGGTTCAACAGTTGAATATGTAACAATCCAAGAAGGTGTTAAATATCAAGAACCAATTAACCTATTCGAAGTTAGCTTATACATGCAAAATGGTACTTGTGTATCTACTGCATCAGGTTCAGCTACCTTTACTCAAAGAACAATCGAAGTATGTCCTCGTACATCATTCGATGCATTATGTTTGAAAGATCTAGATAAGAAATACTTAGGTATCTCAGCTTTAGCTCCAGGATCTTACAACGAAACTTTCGCATTAGCAACTCAGTATTCTGAATTGTTAGTTAACCAATTCCAAAAAGCAAACGACCAATTCTTGTGGTTACAAGTATCTGGTTCATCTTCTACTTACGGTGGAACATGTGCTACTAACGGATTAAAAGTAATTATCTCAGGTTCAACTTCAGGTGTTGTTGTTCCAGCTTCAGTTACTGGTTCAGCTCCAACTTCAGCAACTATCCTTACTCAAATGGATACAATGATTGCTAACTCACCTAGTGATGTAGCAGATAGAGAAGATTTAACTTTCTTCATGTCAGTTACTAACTTCCGTAACTACGTAGCTGGTTTAAGAGCTGCAAATAACTTCTGGTTCGATCCAATGTCTATCACTAACAGAGGCGGTATTTTAGAAATGATGTACCCATTCCAATCAAACATTAAAGTTGTTGGTACTGTAGGTTTACAAGGTTCAAACCGTATCGTATTAGGCCCTGCTAAGCAAATTGTTGTAGGTACAGATTTATTATCTGACTTTACAGAATTCCAATTGTGGTATGATATCAATACTGATACATTACGTCACAGAATTTCAACTAAATTAGGTGTTAACATTGCATATCCTGAGTTCTGGGTATCTAATGATCAAGCATAATTAATTTATTTATTAACAATTTAAACTAGAAAATATATGGCTTGCGATATAACATCAGGATTCCAATTAGGCTGCCGCGATAACACCGGTGGTTTAAAAAGCATATATATTCTTTCTGGTTCTATAACTAGTATTTCAGGAAGCCAGGGATTGATTACAGCAATCTCTGGTTCTGGAACTTTTTACGAATTCCAATTATTTAGACAAACATCTAATTACACTGAAGAATTAGTAGCAACTCCAGAGAATGGCACAATTGTATATAACCAAACTGCAACATGTGTATTCTTTAAAATGCAAACAGCAACTAGAAACCAAGTTAGAGTATTAGCTCAAAACCCAAATTTACAAATCATTATCGAGACACAAAACGGTAGTGAAAATGGAGCCGCTCGTTGGTTCTTAATGGGACAAATCAACGGTTCACAATTATTAAGTGGTACAGCTCAAACTGGTACAGCGTTTAGTGACTTGAACGGATACAATTTAGTATTCACAGGTAACGAACCTAATCCAGCAAGTGAAGTAAGTGGCTCAGCTACATCATTCACGGGTTCATTGAATGGTATTACTATTGTATCTTACTAATTAACGACAACCAATCAAATTAGATTACAACGGGGGTTATGCGAAAGCATAATCCCCTGCGTAATCGAAATAATCAAATAATACATGCTTCAATTTGATACCTCGCTTACTACTAATTCAAATGCTGTCATTCCAGAAATACCAGCAACAGTAGGAACAAATACCTTATTACTTGATTTTGTCCAGGCTTATGATAAGTCGGAAACTAAAGGTGTAGTAGCTACATTACTTAATACTGTTGGTCCAACTACTCCTTGGTTAATATTTTCAACTTCAGGAAGCGAAGCACCAGCACCAACTGGTTTATATAACGTTTCAATATACGAATATGTACCTAGTGGTAGTAATTATATTTGGCATACAGCTAATGTACTTTGGACTAACGCTAATTTTACTTGGACTAATAGTAGTGGTGCAGGTTATGGTAATTTAGGGTTTTTTAATTGATAATACATATTGACTGTTTAATATTTGGCATA